CGCAATTACTTTGTGCTCTTCATCAGATTTTACAATTACAGTTGGAGCTGGAGGTGGAAACGCCTGCGGTACAACTTATCCTGTACCCCCTGCATCTAACCCAGATGGTTCTGGCGCTGGTTATGGAAACGTGTCATCTATTAAACAAGGATGCACAGTTATTATTCAATCATCAGGTGGTGGTTATCCATTAAATGCATCTTGTGGTAACCCATGGAATGCAAACAATGGTGAAAGAGGAGGACCTGGAGGATCAGGTTCTGGTGGATACCCATCTGCAATTTCTGCTAAAAGACCAGGAGGATCTGGTAATGCTGGAGGATTTCCAGTTCCTGAAGGAAATAGTGGTGGAACGGGAGACTATCCAGATAACAGAGGCGGCGGAGGCGGTGGCGGTGCTACTGCTAACGGATCTAACGGATCAGGATATCCAGGAGCAGCCGGAGGAGCTGGAGCGCCAAACACAATTACAGGATCAGATGTATCTTATGCTGGTGGCGGAGGTTCTGGTACAGACAGAGGTTACCCAGGTTCTAATCCTGGACCAGGAGGAGCTGGTGGTGGCGGAAACGGCGCTGCAGGACAACCTTGTGGTTTAGCTACGTCAGGAGCGGCAAACACCGGAGGCGGTGGTGGCGGAGGTACAGGTGGACCTACGTCTTATGGAGCGCCAACTTACATGGCTCCGTGTGGAAAATCAAAATATGGATCAAGAGGTGGATCAGGTATTGTTGTTATAAGATCACCTGCAGGACATCCAATGAGTGTATCACCAGGATGTAATACTGTAACTCCATGTGTTGGACCTGGTAATGCAACAGTTGCTGTATTTACAGTTTCTGGAACATTGACTGTAAACTAAAATTTGGTATATTGACTTACCTATGTGGGTCAAGAAATTTAGAAAGCATAAGACTTTAAAGAAAAAGTTGTTATCATTAATTACTAAAATGCCTTCGCATTTTAAATCTGATAAATCTTTTGTTAAATCTGATTGGACAGTGCCAAAAGATGTACCAAGAGAATATTTAAAATTATTTTATCAAGAGGTAGGAAATTTGATGGTAGAGACTGCAGAAGACTTTGGTTGTAATACTTGGAGAATACACAACGGTTGGTACAATCAATATTCTAAAAACAATAATCATCATTGGCATACTCACCCAGAATCAAACTTGTCTGCAATTTATTTTGTAGAACTACCTAATAAAGAATTAATAACAGAGTTTAAAACTAAAATTAAATTAAATGTAAAAGAAGGAGACATATTATTTTTTCCATCTTACATGTTACATAGAGCACCTGTTAATAATACAAACAAAAGAAAAACAGTTATTGCCTTTAATTGTGATTTTCAATTAATACCAACAGATTATTTAGGCAGGCATAAATGAGTTTTAGAGTTATAGACAATTTTTTATCTAAAAAAAATTATAAAACAATTACAAAAACTTTTACTAACCTAAAAGGAAACATACCTGTTAGATGGGCAGAAACAGATTATCGTAAACATGTGTTTTTAATTGAAGCAGCTAAAACATATGATTTTACAAAATACAAAGGTTTTGAAGAGTGGAGTCAAAACAATACTCAATGTAATCCACATGTAGATAAGGACGAAGGTTATTATCAAAAGACTGGTAAATTTAGATATCCAATATGTTCTTTAATATTTTATATAGAAGTAAAAAATCTAAGAGGTGGCGAACTAATACTGGCTGGGGACATAATAAAACCTAAGTCTAATAGACTAGTTATATTTGATCCTGGTCTACATCATTCAGTTGAATCTTTTAAAGGAACCAGAAGAGTTTTTTTAGTCAACCCTTGGACACATAAACCAGAAGCATTTAAAAATGAAGTTGTATAAAAACATATTAACAGAAAAAGAAAGAAAGAAACTTTTAAGATTTGTAAAAACAAAAGTTCGATATTGGAATGACAAAGTCCCTGGTTTACAGACACCCATGGATTTACATACTCACCCTGAAACCCAACATTTTTATAAAAAAATTTTACAAAAATATTTTAAAGGTATGTCTATACAATACTCTTGGGCTAATTATTCAGAAGGAGATATTATTAATTGGCATAATCACCCTACCTCTGTAATATCTGGTGTTTACTTTTTAAAAAATCCTGATAATCTAGGAACTATATTTAGAAATGAGAAATACAGTTATGACAAAATTACATCTACCAAGTGTCCTGAAAATTCTTTATTGGTATTTGATGCAAGTAAAACACATTCACAACCATACTCTCCTAAAAAAATTAAAAGGTTTTCAATCGCGATAGATTTAATATGAATTTAAAAAACGCATATTGGTATTTTAAAAGTAGGTTAGGTGATAGATTTTGTGATGATTTAATTAAACATGCTAACTCTAAAAAAGAATTAATAGGTGTAACAGGAGGTGTGTCTGATAAAATTAAAAAAAGAAATAAAAAAGTTAAAACCCATTCACAAGTTCAAAAAAATTTAAAGAAAAAAGATTTAAAAGATTTAAAAAAACAAAGAGACTCAAGTATAGTTTGGTTAGAGGACAAATGGATTTATGATGAAGTTACTCCATTTTTTCACATGGCAAATGAAAACGCAGGTTGGAATTTTCAAATTGATTATTTTGAGTCAATGCAGTTTACTAAATATAAACTAAATCAATTTTATGATTGGCACCAAGATCCAATGCCTATACCATACGATACTCCTCATAATCCTAATTTTCATGGCAAAGTTAGAAAGATATCTGGTATAATACAATTATCAGATCCAAAAGATTACAAAGGTGGGGATTTAGAAATACAGCCAAGAATGCATGTAGATCCAACCCATGTAATACAAACAAAAGAACACTTTAAACCGAGGGGAAGTATTATCATATTTCCGTCACACTTGTGGCATAGAGTTAAACCTGTAACGAAAGGAACAAGATATTCATTAGTGATTTGGTCATTGGGATATCCATTTAAATAACATGTCAAAACAAGAACCACTTCAAACATCTATTTATTTTCAATCACCTGTGTATCACATTGAAATACCTGAGTGGGTAAAATCTGTAGATAAAGCTTGTGATAAATATATTAAAAAAGCTAAAAAAAATAACGAGAAAATAATTAAAGAAAGAGAAAAAAAATGGAAAAAGAAAGTAGGAGATATAACTTTATCTCATCATTCTACAAGTTTAATTGGAGACCCTGATTTAAAAGAACTTAGAGATTATATTGGAAGCACAAGTTGGAATATTTTAGACAGCTTTGGTTACGATATGTCTGGGTACGAATTACTATGGACTGAGCTGTGGGCTCAAGAATTTTCAAAAAAAAGTGGTGGACATCACGAAGGTCACATACACTATGACAATCATATATCTGGTTTTTATTTTTTAAGATGTAGTGAAAGAACTGCAGTGCCTTTCTTTAACGATCCTAGAATTGCAAAAACAATGAATGACTTACCCGTAAAAGATCCTGTTGGTGTTTCTATGGCTACACCTTTAATACATTACAAACCTAAACCAGGAACGATGATATTCTTTCCTGCTTATCTAAACCATGGATTTACTGTAGACGCAGGAGTTGATGATTTTAGATTTATACATTTTAATTTACAGGCAGTTAGAAAGCTAATAACGAATCATTTAAGAAATGAAGGACCAACAAATAAATAATATTTTTTCTTCTTTTTTAATAGAAAAAAAACTAGATTTTGATCATCATGCAGTAGCGCATAAATGCTACCAATTTTTAATGACTAGTGATGACTATAATCAAAAAAACATATTTCATAACCCAGATATAATGGTTGAGTTTAAAGACTTGTTTGTTGAGATAGACAAGATAGCAAATGAAACACATAAACTTTTACAATACAAACAAGATACAAAACAAGTTTGTATAGATGCATGGATAAATCAACAAGGATCATTAAACACTGCTGTACCTCATCAACATCCTACAGCAGATATAGCGATAATATATTATCCACAAGCAGAAAAAGGTTGTGATACCTTAGAACTTTTAAATCCAAATTCTAAATTACAATATGTAATACATGATGAAATGGTGGAGCAATGGAACAATTATAATTCTTATACTTGGAACATAATTCCTAAAACTGGTAAAGTTGTTATCTTTCCAGGTTATTTAATACACTACGTAAAACAAGGTGATTGGAATAAAAAAAGAATGTCAATAGCATTTAATTATAAGGTAGCATGGTAAAAAATTTACTATCAATAGACATAGATTGGGTTGGTCCTCCAAGAGATGCTAAAGAATTGCTAGAGGTTTTAGTTCCTATCTTTAAAAAAAATAAATTTAAAAAAATAGTTTTAGCGCAATCACATAAAGAAATAAGTAAGATTGTAGATACTTTAGCTGAACCTGTATATTGTGTAAACGTAGACCACCACCATGACATACAATACCTACAATCTGAACCTTTAGAAGCGGGATTCTTATCGGGTAATTGGTTAGGTCATTATATGAAAAGTGGTAGAATTACAGGATGCACTTGGATAGCCAACTATAATTCTGCTTTTAATAGATACCAAGACTGGAGAAAAGATTTTGTCTTATTGAACAACGACGTAATAGATACTAAATTAGATATAAAAGAAATAGCAAAGTTTGATTACGACTATTTTTTTATGTGTAGATCTTTTCATAATCACGAAGAACGTAATTGGACAGCTCTTCAAACTTTTGATGCAATAGAAGTAATATTAAAGAATTTACAAAATGATAAAAATAAAAAATAATTTTTTAAATAAAAAAGACTTTAATGTAATTAAAGATATTATGTTAAGCTCAAGATTTCCTTGGTATTATAACAAAACTAAAGTTGATACAGAAGGTAAAGACAATTTATATAACTATCAATTAACCCATACTTTTTTTACAGATGGTTCTATTAACTCTAACGCTTATAATTTACTAGAACCTATTTTACAAAAATTAAAAGTAAAAGAATTAATAAGAATAAAAGCTAACTTAGTGCCACGAACATCTAAGATCCACAGGTTTGAAAAACATACAGACCAAGACTATGATTGCAAAGGTGCCATACTGTATATCAATAGTAATAATGGTTGCACTATATTTGAAGAAGGAAGAAGAGACGGCTCAAGCAAACATGTAACGTCAAAAGAAAACAGAATTGTTTTGTTTAATGCAAATAAAAATCATCAGGGCACAACTTGCACGAATGAAAAAATTAGAGTATTAATAAATTTTAATTATCGATAAAGTATGAATTGGAAAAAAAATAAATACACAGTTATTAAAAAAGCTATAGACCCCAGTATGGCAGAGTTTTTAAAAAACTATATTCTTTTAAAAAGAAAAGTTTTACAAACTTTTATGACTACAAAATATTTGTCTGAGTTTAACACTGATTGGGGCACATGGGCTGATCCACAAGTTCCGGGTACGTATTCGCATTATGGAGATATTGCTATGGAAACATTGTTATCAACATTAAAACCTAAAATGGAAAAAGTTACAGGCACTAAATTGTATGAAAATTATTCTTATACAAGGGTATATAAAGTAAAAGATATTCTTAGAAGACACAAAGATAGATTTAGTTGTGAAATATCAACAACACTTAATTTAGGTGGTGACCATGAGTGGCCTATATATATTAATCCAAAACAAGAAGAAGGAGGCCACAATGAAACAACTGGTGAGTACATGCCTTCTACATCTAAAGGTGTTAAAGTAAATTTAAAACCTGGTGACATGTTAGTATATCGTGGTGATCTGTTGGAGCATTGGAGAGAACCTTATACAGGTAATTATTGTGCACAAGTATTTTTACATTACAACGATGTTAAAACACCAGGGGCCGAAGAAAATGCTTTAGATAAAAGACCTCACCTAGGTTTACCTAGTAAATTTAAAAGAATTGAAAAAAAGATTCCTAGATAACATATGTTTCCTCAAACAATTCCTATGTTTGCTAAATGTTTTTACATTAACAAAATTGACATAGACTCACATAAAATCTTAAAAGGTATAACTGAAAAATTTATACCATCTTCGGACGGAACTAATACCGATCTTAGTCAAACATCTATTGATAAAAATGTTTTAAACAAAACAAAATGGAAAGCATTAAAAAATTTAATAATGAAAGAACTTAAAATATATACTGAAAATATTTTAGAATACGACAATAAATTTAAAATGACTACATCTTGGTTTACAAGTTCTGGTCCTGCAAAAGAGTCTGAGTATCATTGTCATAAGAACTCTATGATAAGTTGTTGTTTGTATATTCAATGTGATCAAGACTCAGGAAATATATCTTTTATGAATTATAAACAAGACGATATGTTTCAATTAAAACCAAAAAAATTTAACATGTACAATAATGATAGTTATGAAATTATACCGCAACAAGGTATGATCCTATTTTTTCCTAGTCAAATTTATCATAAAATATTAACAAATAAATCTAATTTAATTAGGTATTCTCTAGCATGTAACTTTGTACCTACAGGAGATATCTATTATAAAGACACGGATAGCTATTTAAAGATATGAAAGATTTTCCTATTATAAGAATAAAAGATTTTTATGATTTTAAAAAAGGTGAACATGCAAAAGTTCGACGTAGTATAATAGGTCAAATAAAACGAGCTAAATGGGACAATAATTATGTTATTGAAAAAGACAATTTTGCAAAAAAATTATATAAAAAATTTTTAAAAACGGCTCAAGAACATTTAAATCCTTTTACCCTTCGTTCAAACAATAAAGATAATTGTTATGCTGTAGCTTCTAATAAAGACTTTATACCCTCTGTTAATTGGCATAATCACATAATGACATCTACTATTAACTCTGTGTATTATTTTCATATACCAAAAGATATGAAAGGTGGAGACATAGAATTTAAAAGCAGAAGAAAAGACATATTAAAAGTAACACCTAAAACAAATGAATTGTATATATTTCCAGCTTGGTTGTGGCATAACCCCATAAACGTAGAGTCAAAAGAATTAAGAATATCTATAAATATGGAGATTTGCACTATGGAGAAAGTCGGAGACATCTTTAAACCTCTAGAAATCTACAATAAATCTGATATAATCTAACACTTTATAACAGGTTTTTTATGCTACAAAAATTAGGTTTTTTACCCGGATTCAATAAACAAGTCACACCCACTGGAGCGGAGTCTCAATGGATAGAGGGTCAAAATGTACGTTTTAGATATGGTACCCCTGAAAAAATAGGTGGTTGGAATCAATTAGGAGACGACAAATTAACTGGTGCTGCTAGAGGTTTGCACCACATGGTTAATAGAGATGGTATTAAATATTCTATTATAGGTACAAATAGAATTTTATATGCTTTTTCTGGAGGAATATATTACGACATACATCCTTTGGTAAATCCATCAGGAACTGCTGAAACAAATTTTTTTAGCACATCCAACGGATCACCAGATGTAACTTTAACTTTTTCTGGTGCACATAATCTTGAAGCAGGGGATATTATATTATTTGGTGATGCTAGTACATTTACTGCTATCACTAACTCTAATTTTGGAGCATCTGATTTTGCAGATAAAAAATTTATGATAACAGACGTACCTTCTGGAACAGAAGCTACTATTACTATGCCTAGTAATGAAACAGGATCAGGAGCCACTACATCAGGAGGCATTACTTATTTTCAATACTATCACGT